CGCAGTTAAAGCAAGTTTGATTGAGCCAATACTAGGATTTGTTTTTGTTACCGTAAAAGAAACAAGAGTTGGCGAATAATAATTCTGTTTTATTTCTGCATCAATTGTTGCAGAAGTAAGATTGATTGCTACGCCTCCAGCATCTTTAAGTATCAGACTGACAGAATAATCTGTATTTGTTTCTATGGAAATGTTGTAAGTAGAAGCAGACATTGTTGACAGCGTTCATTTAAATTTACACAAAAAGCGCACTTTTAAGGGTGCGCTTTTGAATTTTAATTAAAACTGACCTTAGTAGATAACGAAACCTGTTCCAGTAGCAACCAAACCCATAATGTCGTTGTACATACTCTTATTAACGACTTGTGTTGGTCTTGCTTGGTAAGAGTTATAAGCATAAACGAGCTTATTAACTTCTTCCATATGACTCTTAGACAAACTGTGAAACTGTTTGCTCACTTCGTTTGTATTAACGAATACAATAGTGTTGTCTTCGTCTTTAAGAGACAAGATTCCATTTCCAGAGGACGAGCCAATAGATTTAATGACGTTTCTCGACTTCTTTTTGTAGTAGCTCGCCATGTAAAGATGCTTGAGAATATCTTGCTCTTCTTTTCCAAGACTAGCATCTTCACCTGTGAAATTAGTAAAAATCAAGTTGTTGATTTCGCCTAAGTTTGCGGTAATCCAGCCAGAAATAACACTGATATTAGCTTCCGCCGTATCAGCATCAAATTCATAGAAGAATATGCCGCTTGCTACTTGTTCGATATTAGCCATTTAAGATTTTGTTCATAGCGATCTTCTGTTCATCAGAAAATAGCTCTTTTTGTTGGGGTTGTGGAGAAAAATAACTGCGACTTGCAACGTTTTGAGTATCAAACTGCTTCATTAAACGCTTTTTTAACATAGGCTTGCTACCAGATTGGTCGATATAAAGACGACGAGCCAATGCTTGCATTTGCATCTCACTCATCTCATCTAAATTCTCTTCAAAAATAGAGCGATTTGCTGTACCAAAAATATTTACTTCTTTAACGCCCAAAGCGGTTTCTAGTTCTCGAATTTTATCACGATATTCCTTAGAGTTCTTATCTTGAATGTTGTTCAAATCACTCATAAGACTCGCTTTTCCTTTAACTTTAGACTGTCCAGTTGATATTTCCATACTAGATGATACCTTACAGTTTACACTTTTCTAGAATATAGAGAATAAAAAAACCCGCCCCTTTCGAGGCGGGTTTTGTAAGAACTATTCTATTAGACGATCTTGCCAACAAGGGCGCGACGGTCAAGAATCATGCGGCCTTCTTCCATCGAGCCGAAATAACCGATCTTATTTTGGCGGATGCTGAATTGGTCGTCGGCAACGAGGGTGAATTCCGAATTGGAATCTGGGTCTGTTGCGACAACACGAAGGAGAGACTCGCGGCTGCGGTCGATACCAACGATGATTTCTTGTGTCGAGCCATCGAATGTGCCAGAGCTTGTGCCATCGGCCTTTGTGTAGGCGGTGGTGTCAGCAGCGGTGTCGAAGATGGTGTTGAACTTTTGGCCTTTGCCCATTTCAATGAATTCCAAGATCGAAACGCCGTAGAAGCTTGGGATACCAGCCGAACCGTAGATAGCGGAGCGCATTTCGTCGGTGGCAGGAATGCCGACCGAAGAAGCTGTGCCGCCAGCGGCAGTGATGCCAGAAACGGTGTTGATTGGGTTATAAGCCATCGAACGGATTTGCTCAACGATTTCTGGGGAAACCAGAATGTCGGTCAAACCAGCGCGAGCGCCACCAGCAGGAGTACCATTAGCCCACGATGTGGAGATACGCTTTGCGAGGGTGAGCAGTTCGTTCAAGTCAGCCAAGAGGAAACGACCAGCTTGGTTAGCTTTTTGAACGTGCTGCTTGCTGTTTGTCGAAGCTGCGGCGAGAGCGGCCATTACCAGCGAGGCAGAAGTGCGTTCTTGTTTCAAGAGAACTTCTTGAGCCATGCGGGTGAAGGTTTTCGCTACAACGTCCATACGATGTTTGGCGGCGTACTTACGGTCAAACGACAGAGCGCTGTCGAGGCTGTAAGTAGCAACTTTCAACTCGGATGTGGTTGGGAGAACTTGATTGGTTGGGAGACCACCAGCGACTGACTGAGAATATACTGTGATATAGTCTTCGTCATTGATGTCGAAGTAGAGGTCGAGCGGGATGCTAGGATTGTCATCGGCGTTGAATGGCAGAGTTGTGAACAAGTTGCTCAGTGTAGGAGCGTTGTTGATAACTTCTGCAAGTACAGGTCCAATGAATGAGGCGAGAGCAACTTGCGCGTCGTAAGCGACGGTGCGGTTGCGGCTAGCCATAGCTTTGATAAGCTCAATCTGTTCTGGTGTGCGCTTTAATGTGATTTTCATTATAAATTTTTTCCTTTTATATTTTATTGTTCAATTACATACGCAGACCGATAACAGCGAAACCGCCGTTGAATTGATCAGCAACACCGTTAAGAGTTGTGCGTGAGCCTGTGCCGAGAACGAGGCCGAGGTAACCAGCATCGCTGTGAGCGCAGCCAGTAACTTTGCCGCCATTGGCGGAAAGTTTGAAACCAGAGCCAACTGTGAGGGTACCGTCGATGGCGTTAGCGCCGAGCGAGAAGATACCACGAGTAGCGACTGGAACAGCTTGACCAGGGAGAACACACATCAGCTCTTCCGCTTTTTGGCGGTAGTAGAGAAGTTTTTCGCCGTTTTCATCTGTTTTGGCAGTTTGACGGAGGGTGAGTCCGAGGCAGTTTGTGAGGTCGCCAGAGGCGGCAGGTGTAACCTTGAGGTTAACCTTTGGATATTGGGCAGCGCCGATGTGTGGGTAATCGGTTTTGCCGAGGTATGAGTCGGAAGCGTATGAAACAGGATCTAAGTCAAAGTTACCTGCGGAAACTTTAACGAAAACACCTGCGTCACCGCTGCCAACGCCTGTTGTGCTCTCGTTAACGGCAGCGTCAACAAGGGCGTACATATTGACCACGTCAAACTCATTGAGTTGACGGAATGGTAAGAGACGAATAGCCATATTGTTTTCCTTATTATATATTTACTTGATTGTTATTATTTAGAATAGCTTACGCTAATGTTTTCACGCGAAAAAGCTTGTGCAAACTTATCGCGGAAGTTGATTTCGACAGATACAGAGCTATCTGGCGCGGTGTTTGTGGCAACAGCGCTTTCAAGAGCGGCTGTGATGTCAGGTTTCTTGTCTTCTACCTTTGTTTCAACAACGGTAGCGACAGAAGCTTTGCTGACTTCTTTAAGACGAGCTTCAACTTGTTCAGAAATCTTCTTTTCGATTTCAGCGGCTTGCGCCTTGATGAAGTCCTTGCTTTTGTGTTTCCATACAACACCAAATTTTTCTTTGTAAGAAGCAAAAGCTTCCTCAACGGCTTCAAGAGCTTGAACTTCGCCGATAATAACCTTGCGGTCTTCGTCAGAGAGTTCGTAAGCAGCGTCAAGTTCGCTAACGCGAGCATTGAGGCGAGCAACGGCTTCTTCTTGAGTTTTTTGTTCTTTGATTTTGTTTAATTCTTCTTGAGTAGCAGCTAAAGAAGCTTTCATTTGTTCAACAGAAGCGAGAGTTTCGTCATAAAGCTTCTGAGCTTGTTCTTTAGCGGTTTTCTCAGCAGCGAGTGAATCGCGGTATTCTGTGTCTTTTTGCTTGATAGCTTCTGTGAATTGGCTGGTCATTGAAGCGACAGCTTCTTCACCGAACTTTTTCTCAAGAAGAGCACTCTTGAGTTCTACGATAAGTTTTTCTAAGTCCATATGGTTTATATTTTTTACATTTTTTATCTCTAAAATGGAATTTGATTTTTTATTCGTTAAAAATGCCATTACCTCTTGTCGGTAATCTTTTGACGAATCTTGCATCTCTAAATCTTGCTGTTCTCTCTCTGAAAGTTCCTTTTCGTAATCTTCAAAAGAAACTGAAACATTAGAATCAAAAGCCGCTACACCATTAACTTGCGCGGCTGGATTTGTGGTGAATCCTCCTCCTAGCGGATAGATTTCTCCAACAATAACTCTGTTAATCATTGTGCCGTCCGACAACCTTCCGTTGCCGCCTCTGCTCTTTAAATATTTTGAATATTCCGCAACAGTTTCTGGATCAGTAATGATGTCCGCTTCTTTTAAATTCTCACTTCCAACGGCCAAATAATAATTAGTAAAACCAATCTCCCAACTTGCAGAAATTGAGTTTTTGAATGAATCAGTAGGGTCAGAATTGCGAATCATCAAAGAAGTAAATGACGAATCAACCGTCTTATACACAACTCCAGCAACTGATAAATAAAATGGGTCTAACGTTTTGCTAGCTTCAGCTTCGCTCATCGCCGAGTTATCGCTTAACCTGTTAAAACCGTAATTCGTAATATGGCCAATAACTCTTTTCTTGTTATGCTCAATATTTAGATACTTGTTTACAAATCGTTTAGCAATTTTCGCAGCAGTCGCCCCAGAAATACTGTCGCCATTATGGTTAACCATGTTTGGCACAGCTAAGTTAAAAGATACGCCTAATAAATCAGGATTATCTTCAAAATTAATGTTTGGAGACAGCTTTTTCAGCTCGTCTAGTGAGGCTTTTGAAATCTGAAAATCTTTACTATCCGCTTTGTGACAAGCGACAGAAATATTGTCTAATTTCGTCTTATACTTAAACGCCATGAATTACTTTACAGCAGAATGATAGAAAATAGCCGCAGAATATTCGTCTAACAAAAATTCATCAGCTGCATCTATGATTTCTTTCATTGGCTTGAGCGCTTCGATCTTGTTTAAATCTTGCACGCAAGCTTGCAAGGTAGTTGTCCACTCTTCTTTGTTTGTCGCAGCAACAACTTTCTTACATAAGTCAATTACGCTAGATTTTTGCTGATCGTTTAAGTTTTGCACTCCAAACTTTTGAGCAGTGAATGTTTCAGAAGCTTTCATAAAGGCATCAATCGCATAAACAGTAGATTGAATGTCAGATGTAGAGGCTCTTGACTTAGTTCCTAGTGGTCTGCCAGAGGTAGAGTTCTTTGGTTTCGCTGTTGGTGTTCTAGAGATTTTATTAACTGGCTTTCCAACAGCAACAGGAGCAGCTGGCTCTGGGGCGTTCGGATCTTCTGTCATTGGAACGCCTCCAACAAGAGGATTATAGTGTCCTTTCTTTCTGTCTTCTACAAGCCTGTTTTGCGCTGGGCTTAATTCTTCTGGAGAAGGCAATTTGCCATTGTTCATAGCTTCAATACCTTGCTCTGGAGTAATAATCGAGAGTTCCATCAAACGACTAACTGTACGCATATATTGAATCTCGTCCTTGAGATCAATTTCCTTAAATTTAGCAGTAGGATAAGCCTTAAAGCCTAAATCTTTTGAGATGCGAATAATTTCTGGTTGGAGAATATCGCTCAAGAAGCAGTTGCGAGCTTCTTTCAAGCGCTCCATAAAGAAACCAATCTTTGCGGTTTGCCCATTGTACTTGTCGTCGCCAACAAGAACGTTCATCAAGCCTTCTTTAATATCTTGATTAAGAATTTTATACTTTTCTTCGCCAACGACTTTCTTTAAATCAGGAATAACGAATTCAGCTTTTGTTGTATGGTCAGAAACGAGAACTCTGCCAACGCTTTCGTTCATAAACAGCGATTGCATAGCTGCCATGTTTGCTGGATTGATGCCGCCTTGATCGGGAGGCGCGCCCATAGTGATGAGAAGCAGCACGTTCTCAACTGTGCGAGAAATAGCTTGGTCAATATGCTTTAATTCCAATTTCGCGTTAACATCTTCCATGATTGGAAAGGTAAACGGAATTGCGAACGGCTCATAATCTTGTTTCTTGTAAAAAGAGTAGAGCAAAAATTTTGGATCGAGCTTCATCTTTAATCCGTCTCTGAAAAAAGCTTTGTCTTTAATCTTCTTCTGCATATCAGGAGGAAGAGATTTAAACAGCTCTCTATCAGCATCGTCCTTTGGATTCTTTAGTCTTTCCAGCTCGTATTCTGAAAGAAGTTTTTCGTAAATTGCGTCCGAAAAAGAAGCGGAGATTTTAGCAACGATTTCGTAAGGGTTAATTAAGATGTATCGAAGAGGAACTTTGTTATTAACAACTCCGTTTTCGCTCAAACCAGACAAAAGTTTAAAATCTTCTGCTTTGAACTTACCGTCGATACGGTAATAGAAGATATTTCCGCTGCGATAGTATTCGCGGAAGTATTGGTCCTTTAATTTCCACAGTTTGATCTTCTCAAACCACTTGGTAAAAAATTCTCTGCTGCGAGCAGTGCCGCCTTCAAGATAAACTTCTGTATTGGCGAACTCAGTAGCAATGTCGATAGTGTTTCTAACTAGCGCAACGTTTGCGTAAGCCTTTTGGCAAAGAAGAATAGCGTCACGAATATCAACACCGTCTTTAGAGAACTGATAAGGAAGCAATCCTTGACTCAAAAGAGCATAGCGACGAATATTATGGTCTGTTCCGTTTCTTGGAGCTTTTGTATTTTGCCCTGTCTCTGTAGCTCCTTGAACTGCACGAGTATAAGACGCGTTGGAGACTTCTGTGAAGTAGGATTCGCCTAAAAGCTTTGGTTCGTAGCTGTTATGAACAGGAAGCTGGTCGCTTTCTGGCTTTTTAAACTTGCTCCAATAGTCCGACTTCTTGTTATATGAACGCGACATATGATTATATAGTAAAAGTTACACTAAAAGTATCAAAAGTACTTTTATGACTTTCATTTTACCTTACGAAGAACGGAGTAAAAGTTTGCGCCTGTTGTTCTGGACAATCCATCATATCAAAATAAACTTTCATCATCCAGTTGCCTAATACCAAGCAAGAGTATGAGTCTTTGCGCGTTTTTTCCGCTCCGCTTTGTCTTTTAAGCTCTGGCGGAAGGTCAAAGCTCTGGTGACCATTAGCTGTTGTTGTTGGAATGATAAGAGAACACTGCGCTTTAACCAATTCGATCAGATCAGATTGATGGTCAACGAAATCAACCATCTTTGCGTCGTTCGTTTGATTATCTTCTTGATCACGGAAGAATTTAATCGTTTTAATTGGAATCACCTTGTTCTTTTGTGCGGTAAAATCGTTATCAACAGCTTCCGCAGCAAACAGCATCTTTCTATGATCGAAATTAGACTGCAATAACTCGTTGGCGTAACGAATCCAAGAGCTTGTTGGCACTCTAAGATAACAAATGCGAGTGTCTTTTAAGTTATACGCTCTTCTTGCTCTGCGAATCTCGTCTTGGTACTTTTCAGGTGAGTCGAAATCAGCTTCAAACATTTTGATTTCAATTTTACTTTGTTTGAACACTTCGCTTTCGTTTGCGGCGTTGATAAACTGCACGCCACCGTTATAGTCGCCGCACATTCCAACAATGTTGAAGCTATTCATCAAGTAAGCTAAGTAGTCGATATGCTTTTTGAGATTAGTTCCTGATACAGCGTAATTATGAACAAGAATTCCTTTGCGATTAGGAACATCAAGCTTAATAAGGTTCATGGCGAAGTCGTCAGATGATTCGTTCTCTGCCCACGAAGGGTCAAAGCTAAGAATATAGTCTGATCCTTTTTGTCCAGCCACTTCAATCGCTTGTCCTTCAAGCGGCTTGATTGTACACTCGTGCATCTTACTTAATTTGAAATAGCCAGAAGAATCATCCATGAATCTAGAGCCGAATTCTCTCTGGAATTGCGACTCAGACATTGTTGATTTAGCTTGAGTCAACAAACTCTCGTCATAAAGACCATGAGGAGCAACATCGTAAGCGAAATGCAAGATAGCTCTTGTTGATCCGCCTTTTCCATCCTTTTCTGGGAACTTGATAAGCGACTCATACTGCTTATAAAGTTTATACATATACTCAAACTGATAAGAAGCAGATGACAATACGATAATTTTATTGTTTGGCCATTTAAACCGCTCTTCTTCAGTCATGTCTCCTTTTGCAATGAGCTGAGTTTCCAAATCATATACTTCTTTTCTCTCTGTTGGGTTTTGAACAACAGAAAGGAACGGAATAATAACTTCGTTGAAGATTCTTTCTGGCATCAACAAGAACTCGTCAATCATCATACGGTGAAAACGAAAACCACGAAGCTTTTCGCCATCGCCAAGAGGCAAACAAGTAATTTTGCTGCGACCAAACTCCATTGTCCATTCATCAGAACTCTTTGATACTTTAGTTATAGCTTGCTTTAAGAAAACAGCGTTTGGCTTGTCTGCGATCTCCTCAATCTTGCGGAAAATCATCTTTGCCTGACGAAATGTTTTACTTACAATACCAATGTGAACACCTTGATTCAAAATCGCGTCTAATGCAGCGAAAACAGCACAGGTAAAGCTCTTGGAGAGACCGCGACTCCACACCATCATAGAGTAATCTGTTTCAAACATCGTTTTGATTGCGAGATGCTGAAATGGAAACGGTTTTACGCCACAGATAATCTCAGAAGAGAATGAAATGTTGCTGCGTAGAAATTTATAAAGTAAAATCTTAGCTTCTCGCTCTTCTAGAAAGCCCTCTTTCTTTAAAATCTCTTCGTTTACTTTGTTACTGTTGTAAGTGCTTTTTCTTTTTTGGTCGCCAACGATCCAAGCCATAATTGATCCTTTTCTATGAAGTATTGAATGTCCGTTTCCCAAAGTTTTGGGCCACAAACAAGAAGTTTAGGTATTAACGCTATGCTATTTTTTCTGCTGCCCGAAAAAACAAATTGACAGTTCTTGTGGAACTCTTGTTGCAGCAAACGCATATTATGATATACGAATTTTAAGTTGGATTTGTGTGAGGTGAAGTCGTTGTTGTTTTTAATCTGATCAAAACTAGACTCTACCACGACAAACAAGAAACAATCCATAGATTTGCATCTCTCGATTTCTCTTTTAAACCTATCAAAGTTTTCGCCAACTAAAGTGCTCTTAAAATCGCCTTCTGATTTTCTATCTACAAACGTTTTAGAATAGTTTTGCCCGCCAACAGTATAGTCTCCAAAATCTAGTTTAACTTCTCTTTGATTTGGGAACTGCAACGGCTGCTGCTCTCTTGTATCAATGAAGATATTAACATTAGAGTAGTCAGAGTAAAAATCTTTGTGGATATTCTTTGTGAACATTGGCTTTACGCCAATCTCAGAGCAAGCTGCGGAGTAAGAGCCGTAATGCTTCTTAAAACAATCAATAGTTGGCAGCTCGCTCGTCTCAATTTCTATGTGGCTAGGCGCAACAGCTAATTCTTTGTTATCTATGCGCTTTTTAAGCAGCTGTTTGATGTATGGTTTAACAACTTCTGCTTTTTCAAAGTTGCACCACTTCAATAACTGCTCTCTGTTCTCAAAATCCTTTTCAAAATAAGACTCTTTATCTTTGAAGCTTAACTTTGTACCAGTTAAAAGGTTTTTCTTCGGATAATGCGCGCAGTAGTAGTCTGCAAGCGACATCTTGTGCTTCTTCAAATGGGTATGAAGACTTCTTTCGCTTGGAAAATCTTGATTACATTCTTTGCACTTAAACGGCATCATCTAATGATATGCCCAAGAT